TTGAATACATCAAGTGTAGGTGCTTTTCTGTATTCGGTGTGATAATCAAGTATCTCGTTAACAATCCACTTGTTTGCATCGTTCTCAAAGAACTTAGAAGTGGTTATTTCTGATATTGTATCGAGAAACTTAATATCACTTAAAAGTGCAGATACAACCTTAGATTGAAATGATTGCCCATATTTCGATAATGTATCTATTTGTTCTGACATTGACTCTATTTATAAAACTTGTACAAAGATACGAAAATTATTCGAGAATACCAAATTATCTGTAAGAATTTATTTGGCCTTCTATCTCAGATATTAGTTCTTTGTCTTTTATTTTTGGAAGTATTTTAGTTAGAAGTTCTTCCATCTTCTTTTTTGATTTGAATTTAGAAAATCTTTGATTATCTCTTTCTACATTATAAAGATAATACGCAATCTCATCAATTACTTTCAGTTTATTTTCGTATTTTGAAATACGAGAATCAACGATTCTATTATCTGTGGTAGTATTGTTAGGAACATATCCTTTATATAATTCATCTAATCTACCTTTGAGATATTGAATCTCCATTAACTTATTTATTTCTTGAAATGTCATAATGCTACTATTTGTATAATACAACTCATAAATGTAATTTCTTTATCTACCACCAATGCATCTTTGTGTTGTGATTCTGAAAGTATAAGGATAATGTTGGATTTATTATCTCCCCCATATTCATCTAACTTTTCATATAGGTAAGAATATAATTCTGTAAAATCTTGAACTCTCGAATCAGCAATAGCTTGTCTGATATTTTTCCATTTGTTTGGTTTAACATCAGAACTCTTTAAAATTTCAATTACTTTTGCTTTTATATCAGAATCAATTACAGAGGCTGTATCAACTTTTAATTCTCCTTTGGAGGAATTCAACTGACAAGTATTAATAACCTTTCTAATATCAGGATATGAACTATCAATGATGGGTACAAGGTCTTTTATATCAAATTTAATTCCTTCCTTACCCAAAATCTGTGAGATTTGTACTGCAACATCTTTTTTGGTTGGTGGTACAATCTGAAATTCTTGTGTTCTACTTCTAATTGGGTCAATAACTTTTTCAACATAGTTACAAGTTAGAATAAATCTACAATGTTGTGAAAAAGTTTCCATCAAGTTTCTCAAGATTGCCTGTGCATTGGGTGTCATGTAATCAAACTCATCAAGTATCACAATCTTCCACTTTTTGAATCCCATTGATGAAGCAAAGTTTTTAACTTTATTTCTAACTGTATCTACATTATTTTCATCAGATGCATTAATAATAATGTGGTCACACTCAACTGAATTTACAATCAACTTTGCAAGTGTAGTTTTACCAGTACCTGCTTTACCAAAGAATAATAAGTGGGGTACATCACCTGTTTCTAAGTAATCTGCTACTTTTTGTTTAAGATGTTCATTACCAACGTATTCTTCTAACTTACGAGGTCTATACTTTTCTACCCATAAGCTATTATTTATTTTTTGTTCTTCTGTATCTTCGAAAAATGCCATATTTTAAATTATTTGTTTATTTAAAGTTTTAGATTGATTTATATGAGTTAATTTTATTTTTGATTTTGTTATAGCATATCCCAAAGCTAATCCTTCACCATTTCCGATTCCACTATAAACATTAGTTTTTTTTAAACTATTATTTTGAAAAATTTCTCTTAAATTTTCCAACTCACTTATCAAAGTATCCATTGAATAGTTATATGGAAAAATAAAAACTCTTTCTAATATGGTTGGAATACTTTTTAATTCTATTTTTTTACTTAAAAATTTTAATATGTTATCCCAATAACCATCTTCAAAATAATCACTTTTATGATTAACTAAATCAGCTGCTGTTTTTAAGTTTCCCCAATTACCCATGAAATGAAATTCATCTGTATTTGGTAAATCAATGTGCCAAAATTTATTTGGAACTTCATTTAATCTACCAACATCTATATATAATATAGATTCTTTTTTTTCTTTTGTTAATTTGTGTGATAATAAAAATTTATCAAAATACCTAAAAGTATCATATTCATAATACCTAATATCAGCATCCTTTATTCTTTTATTTAGAATATCTAAATGTGAAGTGTAGATTGTAACATTATAATCTTTTGAAATTAAATTATAATTATCTAATAACTTATCTACATATTTTTTACCACACGCTATTAAAAGAATATTACCTTTCAAGTTTAAACTCCTGAGTTTTTTACTGCTTTACAAAATTCCGATAATCTTTCTAATTTTTCTATGATTGATTGTTTTCTATTTTCATCTAAATTACCAGTATTCAATTCTTTAATGATATCTTGTAATGATGATGCAGTTACCAATAATCCATCTTCTTTTGAGTTTAGATAATTTTCTGATATTCTAAACTTTTGTGCAATTTGTTGTAAATTCATAATTTTTAATTTATCTACCTACTTCTTTTAGGTAATTTTGTTTACATTGTTCCCAACTCATACCGATGGCATCTATGTAAAATAGATGTTCTGGTTTTAGCCTACCCTCATCGTGTAATTTTGAGTACCTTTTTACTGCTTGTCTTTTCCACCACTTAGTGATATTAGGAATACCTTCTTCAAACTTTTGTTTCATTTTAAGTTCTGATTCCTCTATTTCTGAACGAAGAAACTCAGGTCCGTTTTCGTACATCATTGCAAGATATACACCTCTTTTGAATCCATGGTGATAATCAGATAATTTCATACCACACTCTTTAAATATTTGTGATAATATTTTTTGTTTGATACCACTCACAGGTCCACTAGCACCTTCACCAGTACCCATGTTTTGTCCGTTTCGGATTCTTTCATTCGTGATTGCTTTCTGATACCACTCTGAACGATTTTCTTTTAACCATTGGTGCCAAGGGTCATAAAACTCATCATCAGGTTTTAATGCAATCTTACCAGCAGATTCACCCAAAGTTTTGAAGTGTGGAATACCATTATACTGAGAATGGATACCATAAAGTGAAGTTGTTCCCACAGCTATCAAAGTTTGTCCATATTTTTCTTTCCAATAGTTTCTAACTTCAGGAGCGGTAGTCATCATTGCAGTTAACTTACCGCCCAAGAAATTGTAGCCTAATGGTTGTGTACAAACAATTGTTGATGCGATGGTTGTATAATTGAGTTTTCCTTCTTTGAACTTATTTTCTTTATTCCAACCAATGTAGTTATCTCTAACACCCATTGATGTAACATCAGAAGCAAGGGATATTAAACCAAGAAGTTTACCACTTTTTCTATCCTTAACATAAATCTTCACATTACGACCTGGATTTGCTGTCCAACTCATTGTATGAATCATTCTTCTAAGGTGTGTCCATTTGGTAGATTCTTTGGCATCTTCTACGATTTCAACATAAGGGTCTAATTCTTCAATCTCTTTAATTGTAAGTTCCTTATTGTTAATATCAGTAGGTTTCCATTGCCAATCGTAATATTGACCAATAAGTGCCCTATCACGAATCATAGAATCTTCTTGTAGCTCAACCCATTTCTTATACAACGTCTGTTCCTCAACAGTCATTGTCATAAGGTATTCCATGTTTTCTTTTAACTTTCGTTTTTCATCTTCGAAAACAAATTCTGGCTTGGCTGGTTCTGTATCCCAAAAACTCATATTATTTTATCTCTACTAAATAGTAATTACTCGTATAATCTCCTTCTGTAAAAGAAAGGTGTGCTAATCCATCTGAAGAAATCTGTAATGATGAAGTATTTGAACCTTTATTAGCAACTAAAATTCCTTTTAAGTATTTTGCTGAGAATTGAATTGGTTGAATATCTCCATCACAAGTACAAGTAACTTCGATAGAAATTCTGTTAGAATTAATAGAAGAGTATCCTAAGATAATTTCTCCCTTACCATCTTTACAAGTAAATGTGAAAGTATCAGCATCTGCTAATGCTCCCTTAGATTTGATGAATTTATTAATAAAATCATCATCTAATGTAATTGTTGCATTGAATTTTGGTAGAGCTTTTAAATCAGGTACCGCAGGGATAACTGAAGGAGCTGCTAACATATACTGCATTTTAGTTCCTTTATCTGAAAACTTTAATGCACCTGTTACCTCTTCTACATCAATTGAATTATCTAATACACTCATCAACGATTTAAGTTGTGAAGTAGTATAGATACCAAATTCTCCATTAGGAAATTCCATACCTGAAACAGATACATCTCCTAAAAGAGTCTTGTCATCAGAAATCATTCTAACTGAAAGGTTAGAACCTTCTGATTTTACCATTACCGATTCAACCTCTCCTCCGAGATTGTATCTATTAATGAAACCATCTAATTTTTGTTTTTCCATAATTAAGCTTTAATTTTAAATTTATACAAAGATACGAATTATTTTTTAAATATCCAAATTAAAATGAGAAAAATTTCTCAGCGGTTTTGGTGTCGGATATTACATCACCCCAACCGATTGCATCATAAAAATCTTGTAGTTTACCTTGAAGTTCTCTTTCGAAAATCTTTTTGTGGTCAATATAAGTGTTTATGAACTCTTCTATTTCAGGTGGGTCTTGATAACCTGTAAAGGCTAACCCATCTAAATTAAGTGGATTTTGTTTAAGATAAACCCATTTTATTTTATCACCATTTCTCATAGGTTCATATTTGAATGGTGTATTAAAATATTTTAAACAATCATTGTAAGCAATTGCTGCTTTAACATGAGCAGGTGTTCCTTTCATAACTTCAAACAGATTTCTTTTCTTACCCATGTATTTGGTAAGTTCTTTTACCGCAGAGTTTTTGGCGATATCTTTATGTGGTAAGTTAGTCATTGAGTTTTTAAAAGTAAATACCTTTTCTGAAATCTCTTGCTCTGTTTCACCTCGTAGAATCGATATAAGAACTTCTGCCATGATATCTTGGAATGCTTTAGGGAAACTACTTCTTTTAACATCTAATCCCTTTACATCTAATTTATCAACAGCAACACCATTATTCATGATAATCCATTGTGCATATCGTTTCTTTGCTACCCACAATCCTGCTTTGGCTACAAACTCTTTTTTGATTTCTAATCTATGTTTATCTTTATCAACATTGAATACTTTTTTGGAAAGTATATCATAGAAATCATTAAGGTAATCTTGAACCTCACCCGCAATCACATCAACATATCCAGCAATTGTATCTTGAGTTTGTTCTCTCCAATTAGGAATTCGTTTATCCATTAAAGGAACTGCTGAAAAGAATACAGAATCAGTATCTATATAAATGTTGGAATCTAAATCAGGATCACCTAACTCTTTGTTGTATTTGATGTTTGCCATATCGGCCGTACTCTTGATAACCGTTTGACCTGTAAGAGTAACCGCCTCCGCATTATCAATATCATAAAACCGAAAGGCAGGAAGGCCAAGAACACCATAAAGAGAGTTAAGTAGAATTTTTTGAACCAACTGTCTTTTCGCGTAAAAGGCATATTTTTCTTTATCACCCTCTTGACCATACTTTTTCTCTAATTTTCTAAATTCAACCCTTTGATTAAACCATAAATCTAATACACCTGGAATACAACCAACTGTATCTGTTCGATAAAGAACCCCATTTGAAGCAACTGAGAACTTTGATTTCTCTAAGTATTCTTTTAAGTTTTCTTTACTAATAGAATCCTCACCGATATAATAAGTATCAACCTCTCCCTTAATAAATTTATTAGCATCCCAATTTTGAATCTTACCGATTTTGGTTTCAGGTGAGATGTTCAAGGTCATAATGATTGATGGGTATAGAGATGTTAAATCCAAATCATAAATCCATTCGTATTTACCCACAATCGGGTCTTTTACATATGCCCCAATAAACTTTTCTTCGTTGTTATCACGAAGTGCTTGCATTCTTTCTTGCCTATCCGCAGGTTTATTAGGTGCTACCAATCCTTTTCTTCTAAGATAAGTTAACATAGCACCTTCAAGGTACTTGGATGAGTAAACAAAATCTTCATAAGGAACGTGTCCTGCGTGACAAATACCTCTACATAAATCAATGAACTGAAGTTTTCTATCTAATTTTACTACCAACTCAACATCTACCAAGTTATACTCAATGAATTTTTCAATATCATCTCTGAATAATTGGTCTAAGTTACCTTGATATTCTACTTTACCTTCATTTAGTTCTAACTGAGATATTGTATCTAATCGATAGTTTGGTAATTCACCATAGTTGTAAATTTTATAAAGAGAAATGTAATCTAAATAAGATACACCTGCCATAAAATATCTTTTACGATAAGGAGACCAAAAACATTGTCCAATTGGTGATAATCTATTTGCGTGTCTTTCACCTAATAATCGTTTGATTCTATTGTATAACATTGGTGTATCGAAATAATCAATGTTCCAACCTGTAACGATTGTTGGATTAATCATTTCGTATAATTCAAGATACTTCATTAACATATCTCGTTCATCCTTGAATGGAATAACAATTGCCTTATCAGTAGTTTTCTCTACCATTAAACCATCTTTATCCATTACCAATACCCAATATTGGTTAGTAGCAGAATCGTGTAATGCAATGGATGTTAAAGCGTTCTTTGCTTCTTCTGGATTTGGCAATCCACTATCCATCTCACACTCAATATCATAAGTTAAAATAACATGACCTTCCGATGAATCATCCGAATCCGAATACAAATCTACCAATGCCCTCGTAGTCTCGGGTACATCAGATTCGAATAGATTTTCATCATCTTTCTTAAACTTATAAATTTTAGTTAACTTATCACCATAGATAGAACGGATTTGTCCATTCTCTGCTCTTTCGTATGCGTATCGTGTATAGGGGAAAGAACTATATCCTCTTTGGTCATCCCAAAGGTGAATTAAATTTCTTTCTCGTTGATAATAAATGTTTTGGTACATTAATCGTTAAATTCTGTTCTTAGATTACCAATAAAGTTTTGTTCCACATTCCAATATTTTTTAATTTGAGATTCCCATAAAAGAGATTCTGCAAGATGAGTTACATCAGGTCTTGGAATATCACCATCTAATAACTTTATTACCATTTCTTTGAATTCTTTTTTACCATTATAAAGAAGTGGATAATCATTACCTACCATTTCAGGATAACAAAAATCGTTTGGTAACAAATAAGGTACACCTACTGAAAATCCATCGGTTGTACTCATACTCCATGCTGAATAACCTTGGAAAGTACCTACACCAAAATGTGCTCTTGATAATTGATTTAAATATACTTTTCTATCAGCGTGTCCAATATATTTTGTATAAGGTTTACCCATTTCTTTTAAGGTAGTATAAACTTTGAAATCTTGTCTTTCTTTCCACAATTCATCCATAGTTTCAAAGAACCATTTAGAACCAGTATAAACACCTTCTCTATGATTGAATACAATTGTTTTTTCATCGTATCCTTGAGATGGAGTTGCTGTATCACATCCTAAATACCAAGGTTGAATAATCTCATCTAACTTCTCAACAATATGTGGTTGGAAATCAAGAGCTGCGTTTTTAAGAATAACACTCTTTTGATAGTTTGAGTTTACACCACAAACTTTCATTTGTAAGATACCTCTAATGTTTGTCCAAAATGAATTATCAGTTCTAGCCCCATTCTCTGGTATTTCGCTCCAATGACAATACCCGATGATGGGTTGATTGGCATTGTAGATTCTTGTTATCTTATATAAATTTGTCCACTCGGGCAAATGCGACCAAATAAGATTAAATCTACTCTGATGTTTTTCTATTATTCTATTAAAAAACTTATGAGGATAATCTACTCTCATTTTTGGTGGGAAAGGGTCTAGTCCATCCATTTTCACCAACTCGACATTCGGGTACTCAAATTGATTTATGATTCCAGGGTGATTGTCAAAATCGGGATATGGTAAAATCCATTTCCACGTCTTACCAATCTCTGTATTATCTAAGAATGATTTGAACACCAATAGAAACGAATCTCTATTGATGTCCTTTGCCATACCGAAATTAGTGTAATTCGGGATAATTAAACAGGTAGGAGTATCTTTCATATTTTTTCTTCCGTAATGCGTTCAATAATATCTCCTAATGTTCTCATAGATTGTTTATATTCCGTTTTAGAAATTTTACCACCATTATACCAATCAGTTACATTATCTAATTTTCTTTTATAAGATTTTAGTTTGTTTGGTTTTTCGGTTCGTTTACCACCTGAATTGGTGCTTCCCTCTTCTATACAACCCAATTCCCATTTATTATATTTATCTTCCAAATGCTGCCAAGATGTATGTACAGTTAATTTACCATCCAACATCCCTATCTTTACAAAAGTACCAGTAGTATCACTTTCCAACCACCAAGCTTCTTTAAGTGCACCAGTTGCTTGTTTTATAAATGCAAGTTCTTTTTGTTTGTGTTCAATATTATCATCAGTTCCAACATCTTTCCTAACTTTAAGTACTACTCTTTTAATTATTGGAAATAATAATTTTAATTTACCATCCCAAGAACCAGCTTGAGATTTGAACATATTTTCTAACTCATCATTTGTTATAGTGTAATCAATAAACTCATTTTTAGATGGAACAACATTAATACCATTTTTTAGTTCATGTTCGAGATTACTTAAAAATGATTCTACATTTGAATATGAAGTTTTTTCTAAAGTAAATTTAGGATTATGACAACCCAATGCTATTGCGTATATCAACTTTATAGAGTCTTTTTTAATTAAATCACTAAATCTTGATTTAATAAAAGCTTTAGCGTGTGCTTTCTTTTCATCACTCTGGTTATCTGAGTGGGATACGTGCTCAACTGCTTCTTTTAAATTATTATAAAGTTCTATAACATTATTCATAGATTCATCAGCTACCATTTTTTCCAAAACATCTGCTACTTTTTTTACATCTTTATGAAAATCCGATAGGTTTGAATTTATTGGAACAAACTTATCATAGAAATCCTTAACCTTTTGTTGACTTGATGATGTTTGAGAACCTAATGAGATAAATGCTATTTTTAGTATTTCTAATAATTTCTTTTCATCATCTTCCGTAGCATCTTCCCAATCATAATCCTTAATTGAATTTGCAATTAATGCTATTGCAGTTGGTAAAAATGGTAAAATTTCAGGATGTTCACTTTCACCATCTTTATATCCTATAAAGTTCTTTAAGTTTATATATTTACTTTTTTCAGATAAAATTTTAAATATTTCATCATTTTGGAATTCATTTCTAATATCTAAATACTGAAACAAAAAGTGCATAAAAATCCAAGGATTATTTTTTCCATTGAAGTTTACCATTTCATTTACAGATTGAACCTCAGATGAAACCATAACCTTTATATTAACTACTTCATCTAAAATAGAATCAATACCCTCTTTACGAATTATTTGAAATAAAGTATATTTCTTATCAGTTGCAAAGTTTTTTACTTTACCTTCCCATTCTTTGATGATAGATGGTACATCATCCAATAAACTTTCTTTAATTTCTTTGATAGCAGATAATATTTGTGCTTTAGTAAATAGTTTACCGCCATCAGTTTTAACATTTTCTGATTGTTCTTCGGATACATTACCTCTATCTAAAAAGTTAATCATTCCATCTTTACCATAAAATCCAGCTGGGTAAAAATTAATACTAGAACATCTAGCTGCTCTGGCCATCAAATAACGAAGATTATCAATCTTTTTACTCTTAGATTGATTCTTCATTCTATTGGTTTCTGCTTTTTTGTAGAATTTACCTTCTTCTCTTTCTAACTTTCTTCTTTGTTGTCTAGTTAATTGTGATTGATACCCCGTCATTATTTCTTTAACTGTTGTAAAGAAATCTACCCAAATAGGTCTACCATCGGTAGCTTTGGTTTTTTCATACTTTTCTTTATATTCGGTTAATTTTTTTGAAAGTTCATCAAACTTATCATATGGTACAATTTCTGCATTTATCAAAAATCTACCATCTCCCGAACTTTGTGTTTTTAATATCATTTCTTTTATGTTTTAATTATCACTCTTTTACTTTGTAAAGATACGAAAATTATTTTAAATAGCAAAATATTTTTTCACTTTTTTTACAAAGAATTATAAAAATTTAATACATCTTTATTTAACCATTTATCTACTTCACCTTTTAATGAAAAATCTGATGTATCTGTATATAATTCATCTCCTTCGTTTGCTAAGGAAACCATATCAATTTTCGAATCTTTGAATTCTTCATTCAACTCTACACCTAAAAAATTACTTACTCTTTTTAATTCTTCTTGTGGATTTTGTTGTAAGTTTTCAAACTTAATG